ATTCATTAAGAGGTAAGTAATGGGTGAAATTATATTTGCTTTGCTTATGTTTCTTAATGGTAAGTTAGAAAACTATTCACCTAAAGCTAGTCTTGCAGAGTGTTTAGAGCAGAAACGTAAAATAGAACGTAATGGTACAACAGATGTTGTAAGAATGGAGTGTAAAGAAATTGAAGCAATTGTTGAAACAGATAAGCATGGAGTTAAAAGAATTAAAGAACTTAAAGGCGTTAAGTAAGTTAAGTGATATAATCGCAAAGTTTCTTTGCGGAGACCAAAACATTCCTAAAAAAAGAGTTATTAAATTTAAAAGAAAATTAAAAAAATAATATGCACTACCTAGTTATTTATATCATATTGTCCATAAACGAATTTGAAGTTCCTTATACTGTATTTAATAGTCAATTAGGATTTACTGATAAAGAAAGCTGTGAAACTTACGTTAAAACTAATTCCAATATTATTAAAAATGATATACATTCAGAAGTATTAAAAACTGAATATACATTAAAAGAAATTTTAAATATATTATGTTTAAAACTACCAATGAATAACGCATGATTAATTATAGAGGAGAAAGATTTTCAGGTTATAACAAACCTAAATCTACACCTGGTCAAAGAAAGAAGTCAGCGGTTCTTGCAAGACAAGACGGCAAAGTAAAACTTGTTCGTTTTGGTGATCCAAATATGAAAATTAAAAAACATATAGAAGCAAGACGCAAATCATTCAGAGCTAGACATAAATGCGAAGGCGCTACCAATAAACTATCGGCTAGATATTGGAGTTGCAAAGCATGGTAAATGTCTAAGAAAAAATTTAGATTACAAAGTGTTGGATTTTGTAAGTCTTGTAGTATAGAAATTATTAATACTGATTCTTTTGTTATCTACGCAGATAGAAACTGTCAGCATACAAGCTGCATGGAGAAAGAATATAACGATGGCGTTTCTAAATCACAACATTCCAGTCTGGAAAGCAAATGTCAGACTAGAGTTTCTATATAATAAAGAAAAACATTTTGGCGAATCTGAAGAATGTATGATACATTCTATTACAACCCTTGAGGGTCGCACACCTCTCTTTAACATCATTTTGCCAAACGGTGCTAACTATGCAAGACTTCCTATTCATGCTTTCTTTGCAGATGGATATAAAAGAAATCAAGTTAAAGATTTAGAATTAAAAGATTTAGCTTATTGGGATTGCCTATCTTACTACGCAGGCATTGTTGAATACAATGCGCTAGCTACTTCTCAATGTAAGTTCTTGGATAGAAATAATCAAATGCACAAAGCTAATTACGAATTCTCAATAGATTATTGCCAACCAGATATTAACTTATTAAACACTACCTATTCAGAAATATCACCAGAACATAAGCATCATCATGTATTGGAGATAGCTGAGGGTGATTCCTGGCAAGCGAATTACGCCTTAATGCCCAATAACAGAATTTTATTTAATCTTCCTAACTTTACTGTTAAAGATAATATTCCAGATTATAAAACTAATATGGACTATCCAAGCGTAGAGACTGCCGGTTGGAGAACAGAAAATGATGATAGTCAATTTTACAATACAAAGGAGTAACTATGCCACTAAGTAAAAAAGGAACTAAGATAATGAAAGAGATGCAAAAAAAATATGGTAAGAAGAGAGGTACTTCTGTATTCTATGCTTCGTTTAACAAAGGTATAATCAAAGGAGTTAAAAAATAATGGCAATGGTAAATAGACCCACAAACCCAAAGTTATATGCAAGAATAAAAGCATTAACTAAAAAGAAATTTAAAGTATATCCAAGCGCTTATGCTAACGCTTATCTTGTAAAGACTTACAAGAAAAAAGGTGGCGGATATAGAACGGTGAAAAAATAATGAGAAAAGATTTTTTTGGTAAGAAGAATAAAAATAAGAAAAAAAAGAATGGCTTTCCAGATTTAAATAAAGATGGCAAGGTTACATTTAAAGACGTTCTTATTGGTAGAGGTATTATAAAAAAGAAGAATGGCTAACGGTTTAGATAAATGGTTTAATCAGAAGTGGGTAGATATACGTTCTAAGAAGAACGGTATGTATCAACCTTGTGGTAGGCAAAAAGGTTCAGGTAGAAAATATCCTAAGTGTGTACCTATGTCTGTTGCTAGTAGAATGAGTGAATCACAAAAGCGTTCTGCTATTCAAAGAAAGATTATTGCTGAAAAGAAATCAAGACAAAGTAAGAAACCAAATTACGCAAAGACTTTTGCAAGATAATTAATATAGGGAGCTGTAACACTCCCTATACTTCTACGCTAGATAAAAACAAATAAAGACACTTTCATAATTGACATAGTCAATATTCTTTTGGCAGTCTTTTTCTCCAAAGGAATTCCTAAATTAGTTAATCTTTTCATACAAAGTCTTAAAGACTCTACGCTTCAATTTTGAATCGTAATATCCATAATATCCCACTACTTGTTTTCTTTTAGTCATGTCTCTCTCCTTAGTTATTTTACAACCTACAATACGCATACCAATTATTATTTAACTGGCTATATCTTCAAATTTTAAATCCTTCATACCAAGTTCAAATGCAGCTTTCCTTTTTTTCTCTGCAACCTTTAGCGCTTCTTCCTCTAACTTCTTTTCTTTTTCTAATAGAGTATAATAACGCTTTTCTATTTTCACTTGTTGTTTAGGATCATGGCTTTTGTCCATCTTTTCCTTTTTCTTTTGCTTGTTTAATACTAGCTTTTAAAAAGCGTACACTTGTAACTTCCATACTTTTTAAATTGCTAGGTTTTTCTGACTTTGCAGCAACTTCCACATCATCAAAAATCTCTTTAAACTGTGCATTGAATTCGTAAAAATAAGTTTTTTCAAATTTCATTTACCGGATATATTTCATTAACCTTTAAAGAACTTATCTTTGCTAGTTGTTGATGATTTATTTTAATCTTTCTCTGCGGATAACGTTCATCTTTAGATAAGAGATTAGCTTTAGCTAAATCATTTACGATTGCATTAGATCTACTTCTAGTAAAGCCAAAACGATTACCAATTTCTATTAGAGTAGGGGAATATTTTTTGTCTCTAACAAAATCAGCTATGTAAGTTAATACATCCGCCTTGACTTTACTTAAGAAGATATAGTCTTTACCATTCTTTCTATTCATTTTTTATCCTTCGGAAATAAACTATGAACGTTAGAATGTTTATAAGAGTCAGTACCTGAACTCTTAATAGTATCTAGTTCTAATAATAATTGATCCAAAAACCATTTGCATTTTTTTGTATCTTCAATGGCTTTCTCTAAAGTAAAACCATTCTTACCACCAAAACGCATAATGTATTTCATTACAGAAGCTCTAAGATAACCCACCATTTCACCCTCAGATAACTGAGAACAAATAGCATGGATAGTCTCTATTGATTTATTCTTATAATGACTTGGATTAATATTATCGTTCATAGATTAAAACGGCATTTTGTCTTTTGTTGATTCTTTAAACGGATTTACTTTAATAGAAATATCCGGTGCTTTTTCATTCTTCTTAGCTGTGTTAATCCAACCAGAGATAGACCATTTCTTTCCATCAATCATTCCGCTGCCTGTATATTGAGGGTCTTGTTTTCCCTCTCTACGCTTTGCATTTTTCCAAAGCGAAAGTGTGTTGTCATATTTATCTGCCATTGTTACTCCTTGTTCTTACTGTTTGCTCTGCTTTTTTTCTAGCTTGTAGTATCTTACTATAGAAGTCTTGATCCTCAACTTGCATGAACCCTAGCTTCTCAGAATATTGCGACCATATTTGTTGCAAGTTTTTTTCTAAAACGCCAGGTGTTGTTGAGAATTTTTCTGCGTCTTGTATCTTAGTAAGTATGTCGTCTCTAGCGTCATCTGAAGATTGAGACTTAGATTGAACATAAGTATTACTAAAATTCTGTACTGGATTTGATTTAACAAAATCATTCATCTCTTCAAAGGTTGCAAGTTCAGATCCAGCAAATCCTGCTATCCCTAAAGCTCTACCAATAGATACTGATTCTATCTTCTCAAATTCTTTATCTTTCTTTACTGTCTGTTTAGAATGTCCAGTTCCTATTAACTTACCATCTAAAAAGATTTCCGTTTGAAACATTGCCATACCATCTGGGTATGTTGTTGTTGTCTTAACGCATAGTCTCTCACCAAACTTCTGTCTTACAAAGTTTAGTCTATCAACTACTTTTAGATATTTCCTACCTTGAATATTAATGAAATTGTCTTTAGTGTTTTCACTAAATTCTTTGATAGCATCTATCAGGTTTATGCTCTCCATTTTTTCTCCTTTGTTATTGTTAATTGTTTTCATATCCCAAATAAATATCTTATTGTTTCAACTGCAACTAATGCAAGCATAGCAATAATAAACATTTCAAATCTATCGTTTGTCATTTTTATAATAATTTAAAAATCTATTTATGTATTCATCAGGTATATCATTCCAAAAGAAATCTTGTTTTTTTCTAATGTCTG